GTTTATGTGAAAGTAGGAGAAGATAAGAAGGAGGGTAAAGAAGAGCGAAAATCAAACGTTTGGACTGATGAACAAGTAAAAAAAGACAAAGAATTAAACGAAAGATTCCAAGCTCATTTGAAAAAAGAAGGTATTGAACCTAATTCTCACGAAGCATCTAAAGAATGGAGAAAAGCTGGATTTCAAGATGAGATGAAAAAAATATTTGGAAAAGAAGAAAAAGCTCCAGAGCAAAAATCCGAAAAGCAAACTAAATTTGATGAAAGTCAAAAATTAACTCCAGAGCAAGAAAAATACTACTCAGAAAACAAACAAAAAGTAATAGATATTTTATCTAAAGATGATGAAATTTTTATGACTAAAAAAGAAGCCATCGAACAAGCGATGAAAGAAGATAAAGGTTCTGAGAAGAAAGAAGAAGTAAAAATGAATAACCTTGATTGGGGTAAAACAACAGAGGAGAGAAATAGCAACCTAGATAAATACGAATCTTTGAAAACAAAAGAAGAAAAAGAAGCTTTTATTAAAAAGTTGAAGTCAGATTCAGAAGGCAATTAGATAAGTATATTTAATCAAAAAAAAATAAAGACTAATGTCTGATATACAACAACAAATACAAGAGATAGAAGCAAGAGAAAGACAAGCTTCAATAGAAAAATCCTTATTGATAGAAAAAGCATTAAAAAGCAACGATGCAGAAGCTATATATAAGGCTCAATCGTATTTGAGTACAATAGAAAAAAGACAAGAGAGTAATTCAAAGTCAATGTTAATAGACCCCATGTCCATAATGACAGGACAAGGATATAAAGACAAACCTCTATCTCTATCTTACCAGATGCTAAGAAGAATGGCAAAAGTACCACAAGTAAAAGCCATCATTGAAACAAGAAAAGAACAAATAGCTGCATTTGCAACACCTCAAAAGGATAAGTACAGCGTAGGATTCAGAATAGTGCCAAAAACCTATTCTAATCAAGAACAAAAAATAACAAAGCAACAAGAAAAAGAAATAGAGAGATTAACAGAGTTCATCTTGAATTGTGGAACTAACTCTAATATGTGGCACGGAGACGACTTCGACAAGTTCCTAAGAAAAACAATAGATGATGATTTATCGCTAGACCAAGGATGCTTTGAGATAGTAAGAAACAGAAAAGGACAACCAGTAGAGTTCTTTGCAGTAGATGGAGCTACAATGAGAATAGCAGATAGTTATGATGGAGAAGTAAAAGGGAAGACAGCTGAAAAAATAAACGGATATTACCCTAACTTCGTTCAAGTATATCAAGGAAGAGTAGTATCTGAGTTCTACCCATGGGAATTGTGTTTCGGAATAAGAAACCCTCAAACAGATATTTATTCAAATGGATACGGAAGAAGTGAATTAGAAGACTTAGTGAATGTAGTAACTAATATTTTAAATGCAGACCAATACAACGCTAACTATTTCAAGATAGGAAGTAACCCAAAAGGAATACTAAAAGTATCAGGAAATATAAATGCAAATAGAATAGAAGAGTTCAAAGAGCAGTGGAGAAACACTATGGCAGGAGTACAGAACAGCCATCGTATGCCTGTAATTGAAGCAGACAAAATGGACTTCATAAATACACAGACTTCCAATAAAGACATGGAATATAGCAGGTTCTACGATTTTATGTTACTGATTACCAGTGCGTTATATAAAATAGACCCATCTGAAATAGGATTCAAATTAAGCGGTGCAGGAGAAAGTGCTCCAGCAATGTTTGAAGGAAACAATGAAGCAAGGTTAAAATTCTCTAAGGATAAAGGATTAGCTCCATTGTTAAGATATAAGCAGAAACAAATTAACAAATACATCATACAACCATTAACAGAGGATTACGTATTCGAGTTTGTAGGATTAGATGCAGAGACCAAAGAACAAGAAGAAGAAAGAGAAAACAAAGCAGTATCGACATATAAGACTGTAAACGAAGTAAGAAGAGCGAAAGGATTAAAAGATATAGAAGGAGGAGATACAATCTTAAATCCAGTATTCTTGCAAGGAAAACAAATGGACATGATGGGAGGTCAAGAAAGCAACGAGGCAGTAGATGAATTAGATAGTGAGATAGATGAGCAAGAAACAGAGAATCCATTCGAAAAATCGTTAAGTACTTATTGGGATAAATTAATGAATGAAGACAAATGATTAAGGTAAGATATTTTGTAAATTGCTTCTTTAAGGAATTTGGATTCAATAGTGGATTCAGTGAATTTAAGGCATCTATGTTCAGAAAAGAATACTTACTTGTATCTATACCATTTGCAACGATATTTTCGGCATTAGTATCGAATGTAGAATACCTAATAGGATTGCAAGGATTAACTATACTTGCTATATTCTTAGTACTAGCAACAGAACTTGTAACAGGGATTATGGCTTCAATAGAAACAAAAGTTCCAATTAGCAGTAAAAGATTTAGTAGATTCGGATTGAAAGCTTTTACGTGGTTCTTATTTCTATTTGTTGTGAATGCTTTCTCTTTGCAGTACGAAGGTAAAAATTACTTAATACATGGATTCTGGAGTAGTATTCATTCTCTTGTAGCATCTTATATGGCAGTAGAGTACTTCATTAGTATAGATGAAAATATGGTTAAAATAACAGGTAAATCGACAGGTATAGTAAGATTAATTAAAGATAAATTAAAAGACTTATTAAAAACCAAATCAAATGATAAAGAATAATCTAATAGTAATATCTTTAGTTTTAGTATTCTTTGCAATATCGTTTTATTCGAGGAAAACAAAAGATATTAAATACAACTTGGAGACAACAACTCAACAATATCAAATAGATTCTCTACAAAAGATAAACAACCAAATAGATAGTATAAACTCCCAATTGATTGTAAAAATATCTAACGAAAAAACCAAAATAGATACAATAAAAGTATATTATGAAAAAAAGAGAAACAAGATTGATACTCTTAGCCTTAATGATTTGGCTATTGAATTTCAAAGGGTATTCGCAGACAATAGTATCAAATAACAACGATACATCTATTTGCTTTAATTCTAATCAAGCAAAATTCCTTTTAAAGGCTTACTATTCAAAAATCGAATTAGATAGCTTAAATCGAAGATATTTAACTATAATCCAGTATAAGGATAGTATCTTAGAAAATAACAATATTCAGTTCGAACAACTACATAGACAAATCCTTTTGCAGAAAGAAGTAATTTCTATTCAAAATGGTCAAATAACTTACTTAGAAGATAATTTGGATAAAGTAAACAAGTCTTTGATTAAGAATAAGGCTTATTTTAAAGTATCTGCTGGACTTTTATTGTTGTTGGGAACATTTGTATTGATTAAATAAAAATAATGCTTTAAATCGAATAAAAATGTGTAACGAAATAAAAGTAGGAAACTTTATAGCAACTCAAGATGAAAAAGGAGATTGGATATATAAAGCAGACAATCAAAATCAATTCAAAAAAAAAGACGGTAGTTTAAAAGCTCAGTATAAGGATATGCCTAGATTTGACTTAATAATTCAAATAGAGAAAAAAACAACCGATATGTACGAACAAACATTAACACAATCTATTAATCAAGTCGCAAAACAAATTAAAAATATCAAAATATATGAGTAACTTAGGAGACTTTTTTACAGAAGAGCAATTGAAAAAATTAAACTATGAACGTCCAACAGATAAGCCAGTTAATACAGATAATCAAGAACCAACACAATGTAATAATCCTAAGTAATTTAGGAGCTGATTATCTATTGCCCCAAGAAATACAAATCCTCTCTAAATCTGGAATAGATGTAAACAAAATACCTAAAGTAGATTTGGTTCGAGATATGTTTTATTTCGGCTTATTGTCTGATGTATTAGGAAGAGAGAGTAAAAAGCTATCGTTTGCACAACTACAAAACCACTTATCTAACCCTAGAGAAATAATCCCTTTGAATACAAGAGAAAAAGCAGTTATTAATAGCATCAAAAACCAATATTTAGGAGATATAAGAGCAAACGAAGGAAGAATATTCAGAGATATAAATAACATCATAGCACAAGGACAACAAAACAACAGACAAGCTTACGAACAAGTAATAACAGATGAAGTGCTAAAAGGTGCTATTGAAAAGAAAACAGTAAGCGAAATAGCAAGAGATATAAGCAGGAAAACAGGCGATTGGAGTAGAGATTTTAACAGAATAGTAGGATACATATCTCACAAAGCATTCGATGAAGGTAGAGCTTCTATGTACGAGAAAAAGGGAGGAGAAGATATATTGGTTTACAAAGATACTTTCGGAGGTGTATGTCAACACTGTATAAGATTATACTTGACAAATGGGTTAGGAAGTCAACCTAAGATATTTAAATTAAGCGAATTAAAAGCAAATGGAACTAATATAGGAAGGAAGTCGGCTGAATGGAAAGCTGTAATTGGAAGCACCCACCCGTCATGTCGGTGTACACTCAATGAAGT